CACGTAGAATATACTGCTCTGTCGCAGAAGCTTCATCATACGAGAAAGATCCGTTTCGCTCGATTACACGGTAGGGAATTCCATTGCTCGTCGTGAGACGCCAAGAACTCGGGTCTTCCATATTCTCACCTATGGGCCTAAGCCAACCGGCTTTGCCTCGATTCGATTGAGTGTGCCGTTAATCAGGTCCAGAAAGTTCGTTTGTTTTTCTGCCTCAACCAACGCCTGTCTCGCCGGATCGTTCCTCTGAAGGAAAGCATCCTGTATCTGTCTGCCAAAGTCGGCGAAGTCATATCGTCCAGGAGCAAGTAGTGTGATCTGCCCACCAGACAATTCCTCTTTGATCTTCTTCAAACGACGGATGTATGTCTCTTCGCTTATCCCACCTTTCTCACCAGCCATGCCCATTGCATACAACTCGTTGAGTTTCTCGAGTTCTTCCTTGGCTTTCTCCAACGGCGTCTTCATCTGTTCTGTGATGTTTTTTCCGAAATCCCGCAACTTGACGAGCTTTTCCATCTCACGAAATTCCTCCAGCAGAGAATGAAGAGTCGGAAATATACCCTCCAATCCCGCCTTAAACTCTCCTGGTTTTTCCGGATTTTCAAAAGCTTTCAAAAAGCCCTCAGTTGCACTATCCCAATCTCCTTTCATTGCACGGATTTTGAACCTCATGTCATCCGCCCACTTCGTTCCTTCGTTGTAAGCAGTATCACGTTGAATATTTTCATACAATGCCTTCAACTGGGGTTCAATAATTCTCATGTAGTTGGGCATGTAACCCAACTTCCGGTAGATGCTGGCTACAACCCGCTCCCACTCGTTGAACCCACGCTTTATAAGATACTGCTCCTCGGCGACCTTGCGGTATCTTTTTAGAAGCTCAACCGCTTCGTTCCTTTCAGATACCATCCTTTGCTCCTCTTTCTCAAAGTAAGCAGCGTCAGCCTGTTCTGCCTTTTCTTGCTCTGCACTTTTTCTTGCTTCAGCAACCCGGTCACCAGCCATTTTGACCTTTTCCAACATCTTGTCAACGGCTTTGTCCAACGCATGGTAAGTTGCTGCTGCAATCGCAATACCAGCAGCCAATTGTGCCCAACCAGCAGGACCGGATAGTGCTTTGAAAAGAGCCATTGCTTTTGCTGCTGCACTTATCGCAATTGCAAGACCAACAACCGCTGCCGTAATGGAAACGATGGACATCACAATACGAGTTGCTGTTTCTATAACATCTTTGTTAGCAATAACCCAATCAAGAACCGTCTCAACAATACCCTTGACAGCAATCAATAAAGCTTTAGCATATGGTAGTATCTCGTCTCCCAACTGACGTCCAATAATTCCCAAGTCATCTTTGAAAGTGCTCCACAAACCAGAGAGGGTCTTACTCTTCTCAATCGACATGTTGTAGAATCGTCCACCTTCCTCAGTAAGACTTTTGAGGATTTTGCGGAACTCATCGAACGTGATCTTGCCTTTGCTCAACATCTCCTGTGCTTTAGTAGGATCCACTTTGTAAAAGTCAGCGATGTCCTTCATGAATAAAATACCGCGGGTGCTTAGCTGCCGAAAATCCTGTGTCAACAACTTACCAACACCACGTACTTGATTAAATATCAACGCCAGCAGTCCAAACTGAGTGTTGGTTCCAGAAGAAGCATCCCCCAACATTTTCAACGTGCCCATCATTTCCTGACCACGCTCTCCGAAGGTCATCAATCCTTTTGCGGCTTGAAGAATCTCAGGCATTTCAAACGGAGTCTCTGCGGCGTACTTAGTCAACAACGCTAGTGTTTCCTGGGTCTCTTTCATTGTGCCAAGCATGGTCTTCAAAGATACTACGGTATCCTCATAATCCATTGCAGATTTTAGCATCTTCTGGATTCCAAATCCTGCCGCGAACATGCCAACCATCATTGCCATCTTGCCTTGTACAGCACCGACCAAACTACCAATCGCCGACTCTATCCCAGGACGAGCTGCATTGATGTCAGTCCGCACATGGCTTGCATCCGCCGTAACTCGAATGAAAGCTTTAGCAAGTTCTAGTCCGGCCATGATCTACCTCCGTCGGCGTTTCTTACGCTCGGCCCTCTCTTGTGCTTTGCGTTTTTCACGCTCTTCCATCAATTGACGAGCTTTGGATTTGCCAGCAATACGAGCCTTCATCGGCTTTCCATCACGAGAGACACCTTTGATCAATCCACTGTTGTCGGGTTTGACTACAGTCAATGCTTCTAATGACGTGACCAAACTATGTCTCTGCCCAACAGCCCTCTTCAGTACATCCCGATCACACAACCTGGCCCAAACTTGATCCAACGTCATCTGCCCTACTTGTTCGATTGTGTAGCCTGCACCACCATCCCAAGGATTGTCACATAGTATCCTGATGTGATATGCTGTAAGCCCTCCAAGCAATCCGCCAACATCTATTCGCTCGCTGTCTTCTGAACTCTCCATGTTCCGAATAGCAGCGAGCCCTACCCATTTCCCACCGACGCCACGGTCAAACGTTCAACAAGGCTTGATGCCTCTGTCAGTTTGGCGAATGTCCAGTTAGCAACATCACTTCTTGTCAACTCTGGATGCTCTTGACGAATGCTGCTGTAGATGAAAGCCACCATGCCTTCAACACAACTGGTTATCCACCACTGATCATAACGCACTAGACCTCGACGCGGGCCTTTCCCGGTCAACTGTCTAACCTCATCAACCGTGATCCGTTCAGTATCCAAAGCTGTTGACAAAAACAATCTGAACATCATGTCGTTGTCGATCTCTGTCTCAAAGTGCTCTAGTAGCCTACTTTTCAGAGCGTCGGTTACAGGAATACTAGAGCAGTCAAACGCTTCTCGCTTCGGCAAATCCTCAAGACCCCAACGAGCAACCTCGTCCAACTTCTTAGCTAACGCTTCATCCCCTACCCCTATCAAATCAGCGTTTTCTTTGAACGTCGTGAGGTACTGGCGTTTGTAGAATGCCAGTGCATCTTTTTCCAAGTCGCAGAGACTTTGCACTCGTACCGGCCGAAGTCGATATTGTTTTCCTTCAACCTCGATGATGTCCCCTGCGGCCAACATCCTAGCCTCTCGGTCACTTCCCATAAGACAGTTCTCCTAGTCGCAACTACTAAGCCGTTGCACAGGCATTTACACCGTTGGTGTACCTAAACCCTTGGCAAGACAAGTGTCTTGCTGATCTGACGAGCCAGCGAGCCATGTGGGTTTAACCTTGAGATGTAGCGGAAGAGATATGCCACTTTCGGTGACACATTGATGAGGCGGGGTTCCGATGATGGAACTGGAATGTCCCTGCGCTTGCGTTCTCTGACGCAAGCTGAACAGGGACAAGAATTCAAAGCGTGATGCGTTCCTTTGACTACATTTACAGGGTCCATGTGTTCTCCTCACGGACCGGTTTCTGCTTAGCAAGCACCAACATCAGGTGTGCGAGCTGTTGCATTTGCATCACCAGGACGATAGAAGATTCCGTCAGCACCCCAACTGGAAGTCCATCCAATAACTTCTTCAGTGTCGATGTTGACTGTCATGTTAAAATCTTCGTTCAGTGCTCTCGGGAAGTCCCAATAGAGACTGGTGTTGTCCATCCACAAAACAGCCGTCAAGATATCGCCCGGCATGAAGATGTCGTACACTTCATCCGTTGTGTCGTACTTGCCTTCTGCCGTGAACGTCGCATCTTTTCGACCGGCTGCCCTGTTTGTGTAACCACACGAATCCGAGTCGCCCCAAGTCGAAGATGTTGCCATCTTTGGGTTGACTGCCCACTGAGTCGTCCTGGCAACAAAAACAGTGTCTACGAAGAATTTCCCATTTCGACCTGTCAAGGTGTTTTCACTCGACATTTTGTTATGCTCCTATCACGTTATGGGCTGCTCAGACTGCTGGAACTTTCAGATGTTGAGGACTCGCTCAACGACGATGCACTAGAACTGCTAGTGCTGATGGACGAGGAACTGGTACTAACAGAGCTGGTGCTGATGCTCAGCGAGGATTGGCTACTGGACGACGAAGAGGACAAACTACTACTAGATGATTCGTCAGTGTCATCTCGTCCTAGTACATAGATACTATAGGTCACCGAATCACCAGAGGCTTTCAACGTGATTCGATGTTTGTTTCCTTCAAGAGCGAATCCAGGGTCTGCAATCTGGCATTTGAACAAAACACCCTGACCACGAAGTGCTCCTGCGTTGGCAACTGTGTGTTCACCAATCGCTTCCCACCCTTCAGAAGCCGATGGCTCGATTGTTAGAACACCACTGGAAGTTACTGCATTTTCGTTGACAATTGCAATTGCGACGATTTCCTCAAGTGTCAAAGTCTGACCAACTGCATCTTTGCCAACACCGCAGCCAATGTCTGGCATACCCGATGCCAAATCAATGATCTCTTGTGCCCCAGATGCGATTGTGCGATTCTTTGATTGCCAAGAGCGATTGGCTTGAGAAGCCGCAATTCCATTGGTCAGGCTCTTGGTGAAATTGAGTGCCGGATGTGATACCGAAGTAGTCGAACTGTCTGTTACTGTGTTGGTCAGCGTTGCCGACATACGCAGATCAACCTTCTGACTGGTCAGCGTTCTCGT